AGCAGCCAGGCGGCGCAGGAATAGCCGAGCCGGTAGCGGGCGCCGCGGCGACGGTAGGTGAGCAGCCGCGCACAGATCAGCACGGCGCAGATCAATGTGACGAGGGTCGGGATACTCACTTGCGTCCTCCCAGCAGCGACTTGAGGTCGAGCGTCTTGACGCCTTCGATGGCACGCAGCCCGGCGGTGACTGCCGTTGCCGCGCCGATAAAAGCGGATACCGCGCTATGCGCGATCCACTGGCCGAGCACGGCCGGCCCACCCAGGTAGCCGATCAGCAGGCTGATCACCAGGTAGGCAAACCGCTCGAACATGCCGAGATCCTTGGCGCTGATCACGAACAGCGATGCGCCGCAGAAGGCACCGATCACGGCGTTGGCATCGACGCCTGGCAGCCAGCCGACCAGGGCGGCGAGCCCGGTGGCGGTGGCGACGGCGGTGGTGGTGCTGGGTTCGGCCATGTGGTCCTCGGCGTGATCGGTTGTGTTTCAGGTCCAGAGCTGGATGGTATCGACGCGGGGTGCCTCGGGGGCGGCGCCGGGCAGAATGACGGCGGTGCCCTGGGGCAGCCGGGGACCCAGCTCGGCGAGCCCCGGGTTGAGCCTGAGCACTTGTTCGGTGATCTCGGCGGTCTCGCCGAGCACGCGATAACACAGCGCGTCGAGGGTCTCGTACTGGTGCGCGTAGACGGTGCGCATCGTCAGATCAGCTCGACTGTTGTGTGATGACGGCCAACGATCTCGGCCACCGCCCAGCGCGCGTCGCGTCGCACGTCGTCGGCGGCCAGGTCCTTGGCTTCGCCGCGCTCGTCGCCAGCCTCGGTAGCTGAGATCTCGCGATAACGCTCGAGCAACGAGGCATGGGCGGTGGCGTAAACGGCCCGGCGGTAGAGCAGGGCGTAATGCCCGGCCACGGCCCAGGTCGGCGCGTCCACGTCGTCGAGCGTCGCGGCGCCCTCTTCCTGGCGGGCCTGCTGCCAGTCCGCCAGTTGGCGGTTGATGTCGGCCATGGCCACCTGCAACGCCCAGGCGAGCCGGGCAGCGGTGACGGTGCCGTCCAGGCGCTCGGTATCGCGGCAGTCCGACGGCTCGATATTCGGCCAGAAACCGTTGTTGGCGATGCTCTCAGGATCGGCAGGGGCGGTGCCGGTACCGGCGGCGATCAGGGACATTGCGGCAGCTCGGTGTGGTTGTTAGGAAGGGGGTGGGCCGGGATCGACGAGATAGGGCCAAGGCCCGCTCTCCCCCGGCGCCCCCTTGGCGTCGGCGTGCGACTCGGGGTCAGGCCGGGGTGTCTTTCTCGGTGGCACCCTGGCCAGCGTTCTTTAACTCGCGCTGGAGGCGCTGGATTTCATCCGTGTTGCCGCCGCTATCGTGCAACTGCAGGGCACGGCTTAGGTGATGGAGCGCCTGGGGGTCGTTCCCGCCTTGCGACATGTAGGCGTAGCCCAGGGCATGGTGCAGCTTGGCGCGCACCTGGGTGCTCACATCGTGCTCGCGGGTGATCGCTTCGACGTGCTCGAGCTTGGCGATCGCCTCCGAGGGCTCGATGTCTCCGCTATCTAGCAGTTCGATTGCCGTGTCGGCGATTTCCTCGGTGAGAGCCGGCACGGCAGCAGATGCCGCGGCGTGGATGCCCACTAGAATGCCCAACGAGCACAGGGAAATGATCGTCAGTCGCATAGACCACTTGGTTATCTTCTTCATGAGTTATTCCCTTCCCCTTTCTCAGTGCCCTGGCCAGCGTTCTTGAGCTCGCGCTCGAGCTTCTCGATGTCCTTCTTCACGCCCACCCGGTCGTTGAGCTCCAGGGCGCGGCGCAGGTTGGCGAGGGCTTCCTCGGCGTGGCCACCGCGGGCGCGCTGGGCATAGCCCAGGGCCTTGTGCAGCTTGGCTCGGATCTGGTCGTGCATGTCGGCGTCGCGGGTCAGGGCCTCGACGCGTGCCAGGTGCATGGCCATCTCGGCGGCGTCGTTGGCGGCGGCGGCTTCACCCACGGCGCCTTCTGCATAGGGCGCCTCGAGCAGCCGCATTGCCTCTTCGGCGACCTGTTCGACCACCAGGCTGGCGGTGTCGCGCTCGAAGCGGTCGGGGGTGTCGAGGCCATGGCGCAGGGCGTATTCGGCGATGGCGATGCCGCCGGCGAGATCGCCGACGTCCAGGCGCCACAGCATCACGGTCATCAGCACGTCGTCCTGGGCGCCGTTGCCGCCCTCGAGCACGCCGGTGACGTAGCTCTCGAAGTCCGGCAGCAGCTCGCGCTTCTTGGCGACCTTGGCTTCGGTGGACTTGATGGCCTTGAGGGTGCGACGCGCCTCCCAGAGCGCGGCGGCGTGGATCTCGTACTGCTCGCCGGTCTGGGGCCGGCCGGGGCCGGCATCACCGGCCGCCTTCGCGGCGGTGACGCGCGCAAAGTGCTTACGGGCGGGGCTTTGCATTCAGCTCTCCTTAGACGGACCAGTCGCCGAAGATGATGTTTTCCACCAGGCAGCCGGCGCCGAAGTCCTCGACGACATAGGCGTCGTTGGAGCTCTCGTAGTTCTCGACGCGCTTGCGCTTGGGCTCGTCCTTCATGTAACGGCGACGTGAGCCGTTCTGGTAGTACATGGAGAGGTTGCTGGTCGGGGTGATCAGCAAAGCGCCGTCCGGGAAGTAAGGCACCCGCGCTGCCTGCTGGCCGCCCATTCGCTTCTGACTGACGATCAGGTCCAGCGCGCGCTGCTCGGTGGGCGCGTTGTCCTGGTTGATCAGCGGGAAGTACTTGTCGGCGAGGATCTTGCGCCCACAGATCGCGCGCAGTTCGGTGGATTCGCGATGCCAGGGGTCGATCAGCTCGTTGACCACGTCGTAGACCAGGGCGTCGAGGTTCTCGTAGTCGCCACCCGGGCCGACACGCACTTCGCCGGCTGTACCGCCCTCGCTCATCACGCGGGCCGGGGCGTTGTCGCGGTATTGCTGCAGCCAGCCCTTGTTGACGTCCTGCAGAAGCGGATAGGTGGCGCGGTCGGTCTCGGCGGCGGCACTGGTGCCGTTGAAACCGATCATGATGCGGTCCAGCGCCTGCTGGCGAAGGATGGCGTTGCGTACCCGCACCTGGAAATCGCGGAACTTGGCCCAGGCATCCATCTTCTGCCAGGACAGGAAGGTGTCGAACTCGGTCGATACGCACTCGTACTGGTTGGCATCCAGGCTGGTCAGGTCGCGCGGGGTACGGTCTTTGGCCGTCGTGTCGGTGCGTCCAGCGATCGGGCCGCTGATGCCAAGGCCCAGCTTCTCGCCCTTGAGCTCATCAACGCCGACGATGTTGATCTCGCTGAGAAAAGCCGAGGTCTCTTGCATCTTGGTTTCAAGCGTCTGCTGGACGCTGGGTTCGACCGCAAAGCTCTCGGTCGCGCTGGAAACGCCGGAGAGCTCGGCGATTCGCTGGGTCAGTTTGTTGAAGGCGAAGCGTGTGTCGTTGCGCATGAGGCGGCTTCCTTAGCAGTCGGTCTGTTGAGCGCCGTCGCCGCCGGTGGCAGCGCTGCGAGGCGGGGTGTCGGGGGTGTTGTCGAGCTTGGTGTAGAGCTCGTCGAGCTTGGACTGGGTGGCCGCGTGGGCCTCCTTGAGCTCATTGAACGCCTCGGCGCTGGGGCGTTTCTTCAACTCTTCATCGAGCTCACCGTGTTTTTGCACGAACACCTCAAGGGTTTGCTCGAGATCCTGGCTGAAGGCCTCGAAGCCCTTGGCGGTCTTGGCGTCGTGCTTCTTGAATAGGGCAGTGACGCGGTCGAATAGGCTCGGGCCTTCCGGCGCCGGCGGCTGCTCGGTGAAGTCGAGCTCGGTCTCGACAGCGGCGGTGAAGACGTTGCTTGGCTTCTGCTTTCGGGCAGCTAGTGGCGACTTGTCGCCGGCATCACGGCTGAACTTGAGCATTTCGGTACCCAGGCTTGCCGGAGAGTCTGTAACGCCAATGCCCTCAAGGTAGGCCTCGCCGGTATCGGCGAAATTCGGGTTGACCTCGATGCTCGTGTAGATCTTTTGGCGCTGGCCGTTGATCTCTTTGAGCTTGTCGGTCGGGTCGATGTCGGCGAACAGGCCCAACTTGCCGTCTTCGACCTCGCGAGCCTCTACCGCTTTGATGTCGCCAAGCGCGGGGAACGGACCATCGGCGAACATGCCGCGCATATGCTCGAGCCAGACGCGCGCGCCGTACTTCTTGGGGTCGTAGTTGGCGGCCATCTGCGTGATCCAATCACGCGAGATCTCCCGGCCGTCGGTGGTGGCGCCTTCGGTGGCGACGCGGAAAATGGGCATGGAGTGTCTCCAGGGTGGTTGTCGGTACGTTGCCGACAGGTTCCGCGCCCCGGGCGCGAGCCTCAACGCGTCCGCGTTGTGACGCCCCTCCGCCACAAATAGCCCGGGCCGGCGACACCCGCGCGCGCGGGTACGCTGGCGGGCATGACAACGATGCCCAACGACAGCCCCGATTCGCCGCGCCTGACTGCCCGCCACCTCTACTGGCAGGGCTGGCGTGTCGCGCGCATTGCCGAGTTCATCGGCGAAAAAGCCGCCACGGTTCACAGTTGGAAACAGCGCGATGCCTGGGAGGACGCCACTCCCACTCAGCGAGTCGAAGGCGCACTCGAAGCGCGCCTGGTGCAGCTGATCGGCAAGGAGGGCAAAGAGGGGAAGGACTTCAAAGAGATCGACCTGCTCGGGCGGCAGATCGAGCGGCTGGCCCGGGTGCACCGGTACCGCGAGAGCGGCAACGAGGCCGACCTCAACCCGAACATCGAGGCCCGCAATGCAGGGCCGAAGAAGAAGGCGCGCCGCAACGCCCTGGATGACGAACAGATCGAGCAGCTCAAGGCGGCGTTCCACGAGTCGCTTTTCGCCTACCAGGAGCACTGGTACGAAGCGGGGCAGAAGCACCGCATTCGCAACATCCTCAAGAGTCGCCAGATCGGCGCGACCTGGTATTTCGCCCGCGAGGCGATCGTCGATGCGTTCGAGCACGGCCGCAACAAGATCTTCCTCAGTGCCTCGAAGGCGCAGGCTCACATCTTTCGTAACTACATCGTTCAGTTCGTCAAGGACGCCACCGATGTCGACCTCAAGGGCGATCCCTTGGTTCTCGACAACGGGGCCGAGTTGCACTTCCTGGGTACAAACTCGAAAACGGCCCAGGGCTACCACGGCGACGTCTACCTTGACGAGTACTTCTGGATCCACCGCTTCCAGGAGTTCCGGAAAGTCACCAGCGGCATGGCGATGCACAAGAAGTGGCGCCAGACATACTTCTCGACTCCCTCGAGCCTGGGCCATGAAGCCTATCCGTTCTGGTCCGGCGAGCTGTTCAACAAACGCCGGGCGAAGAAGGATCGGGCCGAGTTCGATGTCTCCCACGCCGCCTGCGCCGCCGGCCAGCTGTGCGCCGATGGCCAGTGGCGGCAGATCGTCACCGTCGAAGACGCCATCGCCGGCGGCTGCGATCTGTTCGACCTCGAGCAGCTGCGCCTGGAGTACAGCGACGAGGAATTTGCCAACCTGCTGATGTGCCAGTTCGTCGATGACAGCCAGTCGGCGTTCCCGCTGGCGATGGTGCATCCCTGCATGGTCGACAGCTGGGAGGTCTGGGACGACTACCGGCCATTTGCCCCGCGCCCGGTGGGTGATCGGGGTGTGTGGATCGGCTACGACCCGACCGGTACCGGCGAGGATGGCGATGGCGCCGGCCTGGCGGTGGTGCTGCCGGCCCGCACCGCCGACGAGAAACACCGCATTCTTGAGCGCCACCGCCTCAAGGGCGAGGACTATGAAGCGCAGGCGGATTTCATCAAATCCTTCCGCGAGACCTATCGCATCGAGCATATCGGCATCGACGTCAGCGGCCTGGGCGAGGCCGTGGCAGAGCACGTCGAGAAGTGGTTCCCGACCCTGACCCGCTTCCGCTATGACCCGGCGGTCAAGGGGCGCCTCGTCATGCAGGCGCAGCAGATCATGCGCAAGGACCGCCTGGAGTTCGATGCCGGCTGGAGTGACATGGCGCAGTCGTTCATGGCCATCAAGCGCGAGCTCACCGCCTCCGGCCGCCAATTCACCTACACCAGCGGGCGCAGCCAGGCCACCGGCCACGCCGACCTGGCCTGGGCGGCGATGCACGCCCTCAGTCACGAACCGATCGATGGCCCCGCCGAGGGCACCGGACAGTCAATGATGGAGATGTACGAATGAGTGAGACCACCGCCATGAGCGACAAGCCCCGCTATCGGGTGCCGGCCTACACCAGCGCCGAGGCCCCGGCCACTCCGGTGGCCACCGGCACTTCAACTACTGGCAGCCCGCGCGCCGAGGCGTTCAGCTTCGGCGATCCCGAGCCGGTGACCAGCGTGCGCGACATGCTCTATGAAGGGCTCTTCCTGTCTCCGGACGAGTGGTACGAACCGCCGATACCACTGTCTGTGCTCGCCCAGTCCTACCGCGCTACCGCTCACCATGGCTCGGCGCTCCAGGTGAAGCGTAACATTTTGCTGAAGACGTTTAAGCCGCACCCGCTGCTAGGTCGCCAAGCGTTCAGCGGCCTGGCCCTCGACTACCTGGTGTTAGGGAATGGGTACCTGGAAGAAGTGCGCGGACGGCTGGGCAAACGGCTGCCGTTCCGCCACCTGCGCGCCAAGTACATGCGCAGGGGAGGACTGAACGCCGATCGCTACTGGTGGGCACCCAACTACCTGGATCGCACCGAATTGCCGAAGGGTAGGGTGGTGCACCTGCTCGAGCCCGACATCGACCAATCCATCTATGGCGTTCCGGACTACCTGGGCAGCCTGCAATCGGCATGGCTCAACGAGTCGGCGACACTGTTTCGCCGCCGCTATTACCTCAACGGCAGCCACGCCGGCTTCATCATGTACGTCAACGACCCGGCCCATGACCAGAAGGACATCGACGCGATGCGGCAGGCCCTGAAAGACAGCAAAGGTCCTGGGAATTTCCGCAACCTCTTCCTCTACTCTCCGAGTGGCAAGAAAGACGGCGTGCAGATCATTCCGGTGAGCGAGGTCGCGGCGAAGGACGAGTTCTGGAACATCAAAAACATCACGCGGGACGACCAGCTGGCCGGCCACCGGACCCCGCCTCAGTTGATGGGTATCATCCCCCAGAATACCGGAGGATTCGGCGACGTCGAGAAGGCCGCCCGGG